ACTAACACCTGAACGGCACTCAGTGATTTGAAGATTGTAACGGCCAGCAGCAACGGGCTGGGATTCTTGAATGTCGTTAAGGTTGATAGGAATAAGAGTCATTTTTAATTCTCAGTTATAGTTAGGTGCGGGATGTACTACTGTACCAAAATGAGACAGTAGTTCGGGACGGTAAAACTTAACCTTCATAACGCTCGTTGTATTCTTCCAAGAATGCTTCCCCGAAAGAAAATGCCGCACTTGCTACAGCTTTAGCCGAAGGAATGTTTCGGGCTTCGGCTGCTTCCAACAGTACACGTTGGTCAGTGGATATTAGAGTTTGGGCGAAACCAAACGCTAAATCTTCGATGATAAGTTTCATGCGGTTTCCTATTGTGCTTATCTATGGCGATGTATATTGAGGTTGCTTGTATGCTTCACAATGAGTGTCTCGTCTACTTCAAGGGCGTCAATGTCCTCTGCGCTACCAAACTCGCACAACTTCGTACAGGCTTCGAGTAACTCTTTACCGTCAAGTCCATCACTACAAATTGAAAACTGCTTGTTCATGGGTTTTCCTTAGTCTTCTTTGTGTTTACGTTTGCCACAGTTTACACAAATGTAAGTGTGGATAAGTGGTTGCCAGCGATGCCAGCCGATAAAGCAAGCTAGGTTAAACACGTTTAAGTAATCCACCAATACCTTGATTGGCTAGAGGTTTCTTGAAGTCTACTGTTACATCTTCAAATGCAGCTAGACCTTTGATTGAAGACCGCACGGTAGTTGTAATGCGGTCAGGAACAGTTTGGATTTTGTGACTAATCTTACCACGCCCATCGTTTTCCACTTCGCAGATAAAAATGTCACTGAAAAGAAGTGGAATTTTAGTACGTAGTCTTCCTGTCATCATTGGGGTGCGGAAGATTTTCTGTGTTAGCTGGTCTTGCTTAACTTCTAAGTGACCTGTCATTAGGATTATTTTATTCAGCGCCATCAACGAACGGCATACGTTAGTGAAGGCTAACATTTGTGGGCCGTAGTCATCTTGTTGCGGCCAGCCGCCAGCACGGCCATTGATAGTAAGGATACGATCCATAATTAAGTCAAGGAAAGTAGTAGCACTATCGAATGCAATTACATCGTAAGCATCGAAGAAGTTAGTGGTGATCTTTTCGTTGAAGTCCTTTTCCCAATCAAGGTACAGGTCATTTTTAAAGTTAGTAGTCTTATCGCCTACGTCTTTTTTCAATGACTTGATGGAAATGTTTAAGCGATCAGGTAGGAATTCTTCATAGTCAATGTCGTGACCTTGTAGGGATAAGATTGCATTAGGGTCGAAGAGGTAAGCAAACTTCTTTCCCGGAAGTGTTAGAAGCTGGGTAGTCTTACCGCTGCCAGTGTCTCCAAGGAGTAGGAACTTATGCTTAACTGTAGCGGCGGCTCCAAGTGCGTTAGGCATTAGGAATACTCCCAAACATATCATATTGCGGGTGAGGCTTACGAGTAGCGTCCATAACTTCATCTGTTTCTACAGTCTGCTGATTGTTCAAGCTATGAGTCAAGGCTGCTGCAAGTACGTGCAAGATGGCTTCGTAGAAATCTCCACTAACAGAAACAGAACCTGTAGAGTCGCGCCCCTGGAAATTAATGTAAAGCTTAGCGTCAGTTGTAAAGTATACGTTAGTAATACGGGTCATTAGAAAGTCTCCGGGCCAGTAGTTCCGGTTTCAACCTGCTGGGGTTTTGCTGTTTCGTCTATGATAGTCTTAGCTGAATACGTAGGGCGATTGTTTAGCATAGCCGCTAGTACTATAGAACATTCAGTTAGAATATGAGTGTAAGGTTCATTGGAGACACGAACAGTACCAGCGTCGCAGGAAATACTAAGAGTACCATTGTGGTGGAAGTCGATAGAATAAATACGCATTAGAAAGTCTCCGGGATGTGTTCAAGAATGTGGGAAGTCAAATTCCCCAACAAGGCGTCAACAGTAGTAAGCGAAGCTTGGTGTAAAGTTACTACCACATGAGGCGCGGCTGCTGCAAGAATATCCCGTAGTGCTTGTTGGGAAAGTGGAACTTCCACCTTACCAGTTGGGGTTTCTAGGGAGACAGTACCGTAGTAAGACATAGCCTCACAGTAAGTGGTGGTGTAATTATCGCGGTGGAAGTTAAGCGAAAGCGAAATGATTTTCATTGTATTCCCTTGTGAGTTTGATTAGGTTGTTTTAGTTTCTGCTACCAGCTTCTCTAATCCTAAGATTGAGAATGGTTCCCACACTTCGTGAACAAATCCTACAGGTGGTTCTGGTAAAACCGATGGGTCTGCTATTGTCCGGCAAATGTCAATATAACTACAAGCACCGAACTTACCAAAGCAGCTTTCATCGTTCTTTTTAAACATTCCGGGGAGAAGCTTACCTTCTTTTGCATAAAGGTCTTCCTCGGCGGAGATTTCTGTAATCCACTTAACAGTATTCTGCAACCATTCTTCTAGCAGGATGAAGTTATGTGCTACAGGGATGAATTTAAAGGCATCGTGTACTTTCTTATGCACAAGTGCTGCGTCAACCCACACTGCGTTAATGTTACCGAAGTATAGGCCCGCACCAAACTGGTAGCCTTTAACTTGCGCGGACATAAACCAACTGTCTACATAGTCCGGGCGGAAGTTACCTTGAGTAGCGTAGGCTGTGGTACTTTTATGCTCAAGCACTAAACGTGTACCGTTGTAGTCTATTACTTTATCCAGTCGCCCAATGTACCAGTGATCGGGAAGATTAGGAATAGGCACAGCAAAGGGCTGTTCAATTGCTACTACTTCAGAGTCTCGGAGAATACTACCGCGAACATCACAGTAAGAGTGTAGCATTTCATGAGCAATAGAAGGTGTGCGGGGAGAGTAGAAGGTTTCTTTCTCCAAAGGAATATCCACCGGCATACCTAACTCTTCCCACTTTAGATCGAACGCTGCACTACCAAGGGCTGCTAAGTCTGCGCCACGGTATTTATCTTTAAGTCCCCAAATAGCATCTTGTGCTTCATGCCAGCTTAGGCCGAAGATAAGTGCAATACCCGTACCAGTTGGGCGCCAACCTAACTTATGTCTAATGAAGTAAGAACGTGGGCAGGTTTTGTAACCACTAATACGGGTGTTATCGTAGCACTTTTGTGGCCCCGAAGGGAGTAATTCAATTGGAATAATTGTCATAGGTTATCCAATATGATATCGCGAGAAACATACTTACCATCTTTGTGTAAGAGAAGGTGTAGTTCTCCGTGTTTGAAAGTCATAATAGAAGCGGCAATCATACAGAGGGAAGTTAGACTACTTACAAGAATATAGTCGTGATGCTGGGATAAGTCTAGGGCTTCTGATAGTTCTCGGAACATCTGAGAAGTATCATCGCGGCGGATAGTGCTTTCAGTACAGAATACAATTTCACCAAATTCGCTGGCAGAAGAGTAATCGTGACCGCCATTACTTACAATGTAAACTCTACTTTTACCTTTCATTAAAAATCCAACTTTGAGCGGAAGCCTACAAATACCGGGAAGCGGGGTTTTACTTTCACTCCGTGGGTAAAGTGTTTGTATTTAATAACAGAACCGAAGAGCTTCTTACGGGTCTTCCAGATTTCTAATCGCTGGGCTTCTGTGAAGCCAGTGCCGATTTCAAACTTAATACCAGTGTGAATGTCACGAACTTCTAAGCTGCCAAGAGTATCAGCGGCAACCATTCCGCCTAGCTCAGAAGAACGCTTGGTTAAGCCAATTTCACTAATCTTTTCGGGATTAGTATTATGGTACAAAGGATTGAAGGAGAGGATTTCTGCTTCTGAATCGTTAAAGCGTTTTACTTTTAGTAATCCCTTTTCCCGGAAAGTGCTACGTCCTTGTTTGTAGAGGTTAGATAAACCCCGGAGCATAATACCTTCATAACCTATGGCTAGGTATGTACTTTCTACTTCAAGTAGTTGTTCGTAGCTGCTTACAAGTTCATGCGGCAGGACTATTACATTCGGGTGCGCGTTGGCAAACTCACAAAGTGATAAGCGGTAGCTGAAGTTAGCTTCCACATCCCAACGGTCGAAAACGTAATACTGAAAGTCTAACTTCCGGTCGATTGTCATAACCCCGGACATTGTAATTTGCATACAATTCTTATGGGTTGGGGAGCCTACTACTAATTCGCCATCCATTCCGTGAAGCATTGTATTACAAAGAGCAGCTTGCACAGAACGGTTTGGAATAGGAATCATGCTGCGAGAATAAGTAGTAATCTTACCATCACGTAGGCCGATTAGTGCGCGTACACCGTCGAGTTTTGGGCTAACTAAAACAGGGTAAGTAAGGTTTAAGAGTTGCTGTGTGTCAGTTTTTGCCGCCAGCATTGGACGAACTAACTTTGTGAAGGTAGGCCTCATTTGTTTCTCCAGTTGTAAGTTGTAGTTTTGTAAAGTTGGTCGGCTAGAAGGGACTCGAACCCTTACGCCCAAAAGCAGAAGATTTTAAGTCTTCCGTGTATACCATTCCACCACTAGCCGGTTTAAAGAATACTTAAGCTCAAATTACTTTGAGCTTCCAAACAGGAATTCACAAAGCGAAAGCTTCGTTATTGTATATAAGTATTCTTCAAAGTGCCCCGATTCCAAAGGAAAGTTTAGAATCCTGTACGATTTGTAGTCTCACGACTATAGATGCTCGGGGCCACGCACCTTTTTAGTGTATAACTTTCACGTTTGTAGTTCGTCTGAGGGACTGCGTTTTTAAGTTATACACCAAACACACTGGGGATTAGCCAGCGCGTAACTGCTCCAACAATGCAGCACGCTCTTCCGGGGTCAGCTTGGAAATAGCGGTAGTTGCCTTGTCAATAGCGGACTTCTTAGTACCGGGAGTGCGCTGATTCGGTTCCCACTGGTCTGCAAGGTTTTGCAAAAACTCAGAGGTTTCAGCAATGTTACGGCGAAGAATAGCTTGTAAAGCGATAGTGAAGTTATTAACCGCAGCATCCGCTACAACTTGTTCACCGAACTTAGCAACCAAATCATTAAGGGATTCGGGCATACCATAGGTAACAGACTTAACTTCCGGGTGGTCTTTCGACTTGAATTTGATTTCCATTATTCGTGCCTCATTCAATTAGGAGAACAGAAGTTTTCTTTCCAGTTAGACTTCTGTTTCCAAGTTAGGGGTTAACTGGAAAGTGAGCGTGTAGTGTGAGGGAAGGGCAGGGCATTGTCAAGGGAGTTTTGGTGCGCCCGGCAGGAATCGAACCTGCAACCACTGGCTTAGAAGGCTAGTGCTCTATCCGTTTGAGCTACGGGCGCAAGAGTTAAACTGGTTTAACCTTCTATAGAGGGTGAAGGGTGAGGGATAAAAGCAGGACGGTTTAAGACGTTATCAACATTCATAAGTCTCTTAAGAGCTCGCTCATTGTGAGCTATTAAGTGAGTGGTGGGAACAACTAACACACCAATATCTAATCTAACCCAGTCGTATCTAGCTCCACAGGGAGAAACAGTGTAATCCATTTCAATTGGGTTAACAACATAGTTTGTGTTGTCTTCCTCTTTTGGAATCCAGCGAACTATGTAATGTCCCTGAATGCTGTAGAGGTCTGCGTTTACTAAAATTCCATAAGATTGGATGAAGACTATACATCCAGTGTGAATACAGTTAGACATTTTATTACTCTCCGTGGTATTGCCACAAGTGCGCGTTACAACGCGAGTGAACGGCTCCAATGGTTAAGCCTGTTTTGTGACAGTGGTGCAAATGTACAGGATAAAGGAAAAAGTGAGAAGGAAAAAGGCTTTCGTCAATGCTAGCTGATTGTACTTCACTACTTGGTAGTGCATGTAAAAGCTCTTTGCAATGAAGGCATTGGTTGTTTTGCCTAACTACATATTCAAGCCTTACTGCGCGACGTTGTGCAGTTGTCATTGGGCGGTAGAGGCATGGTAGCTGCATGGTTATTACTCCGTGTTCCAAAATGGGACGCTACTTATCCTTCACCTTCAACTAATACCAAACAAACTCCAGTAAGGATAGCGCCAACCCAAATCCATATAGAAAACATTATCGCGGCAACTCTGCTGCGCTCGAATGGATAACCACTAATCCACCAACCGCATAAGATTAGTACGGCCGTTAGGAAGTACATTGAAGCTGCGACTGCTAGGCTTTTCATGTCATTTCTCTATTCCTAATGCAGCGATTAAGTAATCATCATCAATACCATCCCGGAGGGTTTTCCACTCTTCGTGGGTTATAAATCCTGTGTAATAAAGACCGTTAACCCTAATCCGTTCACTATCTCGAAAAGCTTTAGCGGCTAGTTCTTCTTCAGCGTTCATGATAGTTACTTTCCTCTTCGTTATCACGTTTTACTTCTGCTGCTTTATCTCTAAGTTCATCCCATTCTTGGGATGCTTTAGTATCGGTTACTTCATATACTGGGCATCCCCTTCAGGCCAGCTATTAGGGTGACAGCGTTTACATTGGGCGCTGTCATGTGGAGGGTCGCATTTAGTATTAGTCATAACACTACTTCTCGTAGCAAAACTATCTCGGTAGGTTTGTATAAGCCTTTGGCAAGGTTAAAGGCCTCACTTTTAGAAGTTCGTAAATCTATAAACGTGGCTAAGGAAAAACCGCCCAGAATTCACGTAGTTCTGGCTTAATTCTAAAAACTAAATCGTGAATTTCCCCTTTTACTAACGCCGCCATTGCATCGTCTTTACCTTCTGTAATATCTTCCCAACTAAACGCATCCTCACCTAAATGTTTAAACTGAATTGTTTTACCTTCCGCAAGGGCATTAAGTTTATCGTAGTGCGGGTGCTTGTTCATTAGGAACCCTCAACTTCGCGTACAAAAATTACACGATCTTTACGGGAGTTGTTACCTAACATTTCCAATGCTTCCATTTTTGTAGTGAAGCCGATTTTTAATTCCTTCGGAACAATTACCCACCCCTCTACTAGGGGTTCTATTACCTCAAACTCATGCTCCGTACAGTCTGAGAATAAAGTCTGTGCCCAAGCTTCATTAAAAGGCGACCAAATAGAATTATCTACATGCTTCACCCTCACTCGCTTACCTTCTGCTAGTGCAGTTAAAATGTTAGCGCGGGGATGCGGAGTTATCATTTTTACTTCTTCCTTTGTGTGGGCTGAGTTTCTAATTTGACTAAGGGATACGTGAATCATGCAGGAACTTCTAAGTTTAGCTCACGTAACTTTTCCAACGCTACTTCTGATTCAGCACGGATTTCTTTAAGCACAAACTTACTCAGTGCATCCCAAATTAAACTACTTTCTTGTAGTGTTGGGTCAAGTGAACGTGCGCCGTATTTTCCTACTAACCAAACTAGTGTTTGGTCGTCTGTCATGTAAGCTTTAAGTGCGCTTAGAGTCATTCGCGCTACTAACAAGTTCTGCGGGCCATTCAGTTTGTCTGCTAAAAATGCAAGACATACGTCTACAATTACTCCCCATTCGATAAAAGTTGGAGCCGTCTCGCCTCTTTCTATACTTTTATAAATAGAAATTACTTGATTTAAAACGATTTTAATTTGTGGATTGACATAATCCAGTTCCTTTAATGTCTTCTCCAGTGTGAAGAGGATTGTTTTATTTTTAATCCTCTCCCATGCGAAAGAATCTAGTACCGGCCAAATTGCTGCTACGGCTGCGTACTCGTTAATCATAATAGGCCAGTAGTTATCCGTAACGTGGTCATCCATTGACGGAGTTAAATAAGCCAACCAACCCGGCATAACACTAGCAGGACAAGCAGCAGCGTTCCTAAAAGTTGCTACCTCAGGTGATAGGGCTGCTAGTAAACACGCGGTGCGCATACCACTTTCATCCTGCCCTACCCACTGGTGACGGATTAGAAGATTCTCCCGCACCATCATTGTGAGATTACTTAAACGGTTAGAGTATTGCATTATTTGATTTCCTTGTAGTTAAGCATACAGTTAAGTTCTTTTTTAACATTCCGAGCAACGGGGCCACGCCACATAACGGCATTTGCCAAGAAGTATTGAACAATACCGCGAGCGTCTTCCGCGTAGTAAGGTTCATCAATACTAGTAAGTTCCATCATTGCTTGAACGTAAGGCTTTGCACCACAAGACATGTTAAAGTAATCATTCTTGATTTGCTTTGCAATAACATGCAGTGGGCGATAGGTCGCAAGAATACTTTCACGATTCATTACATGTTTCTCCAAAACTTCTGCCAAGGGGAAAGTTCTTTGTGTGTACTTTTTTCAAGTCGGCTGTTAATGTCAATGCGTTCAAAGAGTTGAACCGCCTCTTCTAAAGAAGCGGGCCTTCCAAGTAATGAGTGTGCCTGATAGCGTAGCCACGTTTCATAACTACTAACGGGAACCATAGCCCGAGCGTCCCAAGGACGTTGGCCGAAGTTTACTTTTACCACCGTATTTACTAGGTCTTTAAGTTTCATAACAATCCTAAGCGTGATAAGGAGTGTTGCGCCCGTAGGCCTTAATATCATCTACAATAGCAGGGGTTAACCACGCGGGGAGTTCATCATCCTCGGTTAACTCTTTGCCGTCAATTGTAATAACTGCTTCACTTTCCTCATAGTCACCCTGATTCTCTCGGGCGTCTTGTTCTTCGTAGGTTTTAAACTCAATTGTAACCTTGTGTTCTACGCAGCCTTCAATACAGTTATCATGAAGAAACTTATCATCATCCGAATCCATCCACTCGGAGATAATTCCTTCTGCTACTACGTCAGTCGTCCAGCCCATTTGTAATACCTCTTGTGTGGAGAGTTGCCCAGAGTTTAGATGTTTCCAGCTTAATTGTCTTTTGATTAGCTGGAATTCTTTTTGGTTTACTTTCGAAAACTGCCATATAAGCAGCTTCAAATTCTTGAATTGTTCTCTCCCGTGCTATTAGGGAACGGGCTTTTACTGCGTCGGAGTATTCCCGATGCTTTTTAATCTTTTTCATCATCCTAATTTGGTAGCCATTCATTGTTAGGACTCCAAAAACTTCCGGTCGGCTGCCTCAAGAGAAGCATTCCTTACTGTTACAGCCTTGGCAAGTTCAGATGAACTCTTTTTAATCGCCAGCGCAAAAGTAATCCGGGCTTCCTCAAGTTCTAGTTTGTAAATAACATACGAGGCGGAGTTCACTTCTTTAAAGT